ATGAGGTTAATGCCTAGGATTTCAGTACCATCGTAGAGATCAATGTTACCCTTTGTACTCTTGTCATTAAATCCGAATTTTTGCTCTGCTTCGTCCATACTAATAATCATATTAACCTCTAAATTCACCGTTCACAAGTTCGTTAATGCGCTTATCAATTTCTCCCAAAGGTGTCATAGCAATTTCCTCTTATCAAATGTTTGGTGGAGTCTATCGGACTTGAACCGATGACCTGTTGCGTGCAAAGCAACTGCTCTCCCATCTGAGCTAAGACCCCATATACTGATAGAGAAGAAAAAGATTCCGCCGTTACCACCGGATATCCACACATCTTTCTATCAGCATAACTTGGTGCAACCGGGAGGAATCGAACCTCCGCAATGCCCGGTACTTCAAACCGGCGCTCTACCAACTGAGCTACGGTTGCTTATTTTCGCTTAACGACATTAATACGCCGCTTGATCTCGTGTAGCGGGATATTAGTTTTCCCTACTACAGTATCTACAGTGATATATGCTAATACACTCTTAGCTGTGTATGTATGGCCCATATCATGGACAGTCCTGTAATCATTTTTCGTTTTAACAGGAAACTCAATTCCACCGATTTTTACGACTTCAATATCCCCGATGTTCGCAGTTTCATTCGTTCCGTCGATGAGATATTCGTACTTTTCCCAATTATTTCGATAGGTCAAAGTTTCCATAACATACGCCCCTTTTTATTGAGCATTGATAAGTTGTTTGGCTGGCATGGCTGGATTCAAACCATGCTTTTATAAATTGGCTCCCCTACCAACAGGGACCGTGAGGAATAAAAATGGCTGGCATGACAGGGTTCGAACCTGTGACCTAGCGGTTAACAGCCGCTAGGTCTACCAACTAAGCTACATGCCAATGGTTGCGGTGGTGGGATTTGCACCCACGAAGGTAAAGACCGCGAGCTTATGAGACTCGCCGCGTTGACTGCTTGCATACACCGCGCTAACTCCGACAAGCTGTTGTGAATCCCGTTGATGCTTGTCGTAACTTGTTTGGTGTCCCCGACGAGATTTGAACTCGTGTTACCTGCGTGAAAGGCAGGTGTCCTAGACCCGACTAGACGACGGGGACAATGGTTGGCCCAGCAGGCATCGAACCTGAGACCTTCCGGTTAAGAGCCGGATGCTCTGCCATCTGAGCTATAGGCCAATGGAGGAAGGTAAGGGATTCGAACCCTTGTGTCTCGTCAGAAACAACTTCCTTAGCAGGGAAGCGCAATAGTCCGCTCTGCCAACCTTCCAATGTGCGAACGTCACGGCTTTTAGTTCGCGTCAACACCTACACCAAGCTTTTTAGGCGCTACCGACCGTTTTCTAAACGGGGTGTCTTTATTCGTTAGTCATATAGGGCAACACGCTTTGTACACGCACTGTAGACCGACTAACAAATTCTTATGTTTGGTACGGGTGGAGGGACTCGAACCCCCAAAGGTCTACATTCTAAGTGTAGTAGGTCTGCCAATTCCCATTAACCACACCCGCTTAAATTTTCTACTTTGTTAAAGAACTACGTCAGGCCGTGTGCCTTGACTATGTTGAGCATTATACAGATTTGAATCTTTATGTCGACACTTTTTTACTTTCGTTCACCCATTAAAAAAGGGTGTCTCTCGACACCCTTTGATCTTACTTACAAACAATGGCGGGTGTCAACCCATCGTCTGTGTTCCTCCGTCAATGCCTTCGCGATTAAATTTCGACCACGCACGGAGACTGTCAACGGAATATTCCGCTGTCAGCTTGGGTTGTGCGTTGTCGAAACTATGTAAATGCATTGGTTTCCTCGAAGGATTTTCTGTATGTCTGTATCTATTTATGTCGGCAGCAAATTAAATTACTTTAGCCGATCACAAATTCAAATCGTTTGCCAACCGCTTTCAGAAAACCAATCGGCTTGATCGTGTCGTTGTAGTCGATGAACGTTTTCACGCCTGAAGGCACGTAGTAGACTGTCGCTCCATCTACCCAATCATAAACAGCGTATCGAACAGATCGACCGTTGGTCTTGCTTTTCTTGTAGCGGGCGATTGTAACCTTTTCAACAGGCATGTAATCGTTTTCAAAGTGCGACAGGCGGGCCTTCGTAATGAACTTGATCTCGTTCACGTCATTAAGACCTTTGACCTTGCGGCTCTTCGAACTAATACCGTAAAGATATGCACCCATAATATAATCTCCTTTCAATCTCTCTCAATTTATGTAACCATTATATCTGTTTTCGTGCCCGTTGTCAAGCCACTCTTGATCTCGCGCTCGCGTCTGCGGCATAACTGGCTGCAACCCAGCCGTTCGACTTGTCTTTCTTGGGAAGGCCGATACCCGTTACTTCCATACTAAACTTCGACACCACGTAGCTCTCTATGATGTTTTCCAACTCTTCTGGTGTAATAACTATGTTCATATTATTTCTCGAATGTGTTTTTAAGTCTGATGTACTCCCTGTACTCTTGATCTTCCTTCTGGCTCTCAAGCTTTTTGCGGCGTTCCCTAGCCTTGCGAGCAATCTTTTCTCGCTTCTTAACCTCGGCGTCTGTTTCCAGTCGGTAGCAGTTCAGCGAATACGTAAAACCTAATGAGTCATGATCGATCTCTAGCTCAGCGTCTCCGCCATACTTATCGGCCAACCGTTGGAAAAGCTCGATCAAGTCATCGACCTTCTCATAGTTCACGCTTTGGATATCGACCGATTCTCCGACGTACTTTCTCACCCGATCACCTCCATCATATTTTCAACTTGTTGCTTTAGCTTGCCTAGATCGGCGTCGTTCTCAATCACAATGCTCGTGTCCATACCTAAGCTAGATGCGTACTCCTTCAGATCGGTACGGCTTTCGTTCCAAGTCTTGTGCGGTCGGGTAACGGACACGAAATAGATTTCGTACTTGTCCTTTAGTAGCACAAGCTGATCAAGCTCGGGAAAAAACCCGGAGTCAGTCACGATAACATACTCGGGATAGTCGCTGGTGATGATATCCGTTCTCGCGCTCTTGCCAAAAATGTCTGGCCCGAACATAGCTTTCATATGGTTTTCCGCATACTCGATAACGTAGGCTCTAACGCTCATGTCGTTGAGAAACGGACATGGCTTGTTCTTAGCTTCTGTCTCGAACCACGGCAAGATATCGTTCTCGTCTTTCGCCCCGTTCATGATCATGGCCGTAATCGCCTGTTCCTTTGCAGGTGTGGCAAGCGCACAGATCATGGCCCGGCTTTCCTCATACGTGCTGAAAACGTAGTCGGCAAAGAAGGCCGCGATCTCGTCTTTGCCTGCCTGAGACGGGCCATTTAGGATGACCATCTTATTCTTTTTCATTGTTCTGCCTCTACAATCTGTCCGTCTGTTACCACGTAGGTCTTTATGTTGGTGTTGGTGCTTGTTCTTACGTATTGTCGGCCTCCGTCGATGAACAGGCCATTAGGCAAGTCAACGAAGTCGTGACGATGCCTAGAATAGTGCTCACGGCCTTCGTCATCGGTTATAGTGTGTACGTACTGGCCTTCGATATTATCCGCTCCTGTGATGACTACAGAGCCGTGTAGGTCGATTAACAACCCGAAGTATCGGTTACCAAACCTAGGATGCGGGGTATCGCGGTAAAATATGTCCATATACACCGGAATCTCGTTATCATCGATCTCCGAAGTCAGGACATATTTGATAGGCACACCATCTTGTTCTTCGTAGTGTGCAATCACCTTTTCCACATTAAACACTGGATTGTGGATAATCATAACACAATTTCTCCTTATCTCAGATAAGTTTGTTCAAAATTCTTGTTCGTCAAGAACGATCATTCTCTCGACTTGGTCCGGTTTAATCCCTTTGTCCTCGTCTGGAATAAGCGGAAGACTCTCTGGGTCTACACCCTCGTCATCCAACATTTCCAACATTTCTTCCGGGCTAAAATCTTCGCTGTCGGGGTGAACCTTCCAGACAAGGTACTCCATTTCTGTCAGGTCGGGAGGCTCAACGTCAGCAGAACTAACCACCCGCAAATCGTCGGCACCCTTGTGATACCCGATGACATGGATTAACCACGCCTGCGGCCAATCTTGGTACAACAACCAGTAATCGCGCTGTTTCATAGCAAATCTCCGATGATGTGGTTAATCTATGTACATCATACACCAAGTCTTGGCATAATGCAAATGTTTGGTAGTAGAGCCGGGATTCGAACCCGGATTGGCCCATTATCTGTGGCTGACGGGATATAAGTCCGCTGTTTTACCAGTTAAACTACTCTACCATAATCTATTCGTATACTTTTCCAGAACCAGATAGTTTAAGCTCAGTTTCTTGAATGTATCGACCGAAAGGCAGCATGGGTATCTCCGCTATTGTTTGGTGCGCCTAGTGAGATTCGAACTCACAACCTACAGCTTAGCTTACCACACTATGTTTCCATAGCCAATCAAGAGATTGTTGTGGTCTGGACTATCTCTTCACCGTTTCAGGTGGGAAGCGTATAGTCTCTACGCATCCTGTTGTTAGACAGTTTGCTCGGGATTGTCGGCAGCATACTTCTTGTACTCTGCTACGATGTTCCCCGATATGGCTTCCTCCACTTTATGCGTTCTCCCATAAAGTTGTATAAACCGGCTAAACTTACCACGGCAGGACGGGCTACAGCAAGTGTAATCCGATTTCTTCGCTAGGTGCGTGGCGTTGTGTGGTTTGTCAAAATGTTTCTTACATTGAGGACAAACCAAACTAACCCACTTTCTCCCATTCTCTTCTGCATGATACTTAGCGTGATTAGAACCACTCATGACTTCAAGATTTTCAATCCTATTGTCTTTCTTGTCGCCATTGATGGGATGTACAACTTCATTCGTGTCGAGAAGCCGACCAAGGTGGTTTTCTACAACTATTCGATGATGAAGAACATACCCTGCATCTGTTGACTTCGGATGGGTTCTCACAATCGCATAATCGTAATCACCTTTACTAACAATCTTCTCGACATTCCACATAAAGGCTCCTATTATTACTTAAAGGCTGTTGCTCTATCCAATTGAGCTATAGGCGCGTAAGTGATGTGGCTTTCCGGGCGTCACTCCGGTAGTCCGCTGGAACTAGGTTAATATGGTAGCTCGGCCCAGTTCCTTCATTTGTCACCACATCGGCGGAATGGTCTGGGGTACTTAGCCTGTGCGTTTGACGTTATCTAGCGGCGTTCGGCCAAACCACTCCCCGATGTGTGGCAACTTACGGTTGCCACTCGTATTCATTTACACACAGTATTCTTTAGACTTGCAAATCATTTTTATCATACTTCATAACAAATCCTCTTATACGGGTAGCGTGTAGAAAAGGTAGAACACGCCTACACAAAATGCGAGAAACACGATGATATTGACCGCGATCTCAAGTTTTGTCGCGGGCCTGTGCCCGCGCTTGTAATTACGCTTCGACATAACGACTCACCAGCTTGGGTTTGACACCGGGAACACTTGCGATCACGTCGGTTCCGAACTTCTCGTATCCGGCGAGCAAGAGTTTACCACACTCGTCTTTGCAGTACGTAGCACCGTACTCAAACTCGTCTTCACGCAAGGCGTCTTCGGCCTTAGTCAGACGGTCGGTCACCTTGTTGAATACGGTCAAATCATTTACTCGGATCGCCGCACGCCCAAGGTCTGTCAACTTGTCGATAGCGGGAATGACTTCTTTGCGTTTCATGATATAGTCTCCTTCTCTCAATGTCTACAGACATTATATCAAAAGGGGCTGCTCAACACAACCCCTTTTTTCATTAGAAGTGCGGGTTGCGGCGATCAACAACACCTTCGATCAGGCTGAACGCCCCTTTCTTCCCACCTTCTTTCCAGCTATTGGGACCAACGCGGGTGAACGTGTTTCCGTCTTCGGTCGTGATGCGGTAGTAAGTCTTACTGATCTTCGCGATCTTGCCGCAAGGATAGTAGTCGCCGTTGAAGGCTTTGCTCGCTTCGTCGCCAACGTGCGGAAGGCGCTCAGCAGCATACGGGTCGCAAGCGTAGTCTGTCTTGAACGCTACGTACTTCTCGCCAGTTTCGGCTTCGAGTTCGAGTGCTCGCGCTTCGGCAGCTTCAAGATTGTCAAATCGATTGTTCATAATATGTCTCCTTTCCTCAATTTCTGTAATCATTATATCGTTTTTTGAAAGTGTTGTCAAGCCCCTTGTGTCAGATAGTAGTGAAGCATTGCGTATGAATCCACCACGTCAGAGACAGGACTTGCTCCCGCGCTCTTGTCCAATAGTTTAGCAACGTCTACCCCCGTCTTGTCAACAAAGGCGGTATGCATGTCTTCCTTTTTTGCGCTACCACTTCCGGCGAATACTTTCTTCACTGTCGTCGGCGGCGGCGTCACGAAGTCGATACCGGCTTTCCACATCTTGTATTTGAGCAAGCCCCCATTCTCGGCAATGTTGAAGACCTTGCCCTTGCTCCCCATCGAATATCCCTCTAGGCAAACTTGCTTGACACCAAATTTCTTCAAGATGGTCATCGCCCACTCACTCAAGTTGTCGAATCGCTCCATTTCGGATTCATAAGCGATAGCCATCATGCCGTGAATGTTATTGACAGAACGGGCATACTTGGTTTTGTCTGTGTAGAAGAATGTCTTGCACTTGTGAAAATCTGTGCTAGGCCCGACAGTGATTGCCGGGCATGTCATCGAATAGTCGATACCGGCGATCATTCGTCTTCGCCCATATCCAATTCACTTTCGTCCACAAGCTCCGCACCACATAGCGGACAATAAAGAGGCGAATCCTCGGTTAGTACCACGGATTCGCCCATACATGCGTCGCAAAAAATTTCTGCCTTGTTCATATTCCCCTCCGGTTATAGTTATAATAATCACAACTATTTTATGTCGGGGAATTGGTAGGCTATTCGCTCTTCTTGGTCTTGCGTTTGGTCTTGGCCTTGCTCTTCTTTTCCTTCTCTTTGCGTTCCTGTTCTTCCGCTTCTGCTTGCTTACGTTCAAGCTCTTCATAGTAGGCGGTCAGGCGTTCAACCATTTCTTCGCTGTCCATGTAGTGATCGCGACCTTCCAGAATGTCTTCGATCTCGTCGTCATTGAATACCGGGCTGTACAAGTCTGTTGCGAGCTTGGTCAACAGATTGGAAGTCGCGACAGCGTGCTTCAAGTGTTCATTCACTTTTTGCAGCACTCCGTAACTTCCGTCATGGAACATGAAGCTCGAATACGGCAACACAACTTGAGCATCACTAGCAAGAAATACCAGTGTCGCCGCACTAGCAACTTGACCATCTGCATACGTGATGATATTCGCACGCGAGCGCATGATAGCGTGAATAATTGAAATTGCCGCGTCTAGGTCACCACCCGGCGAGTTGATATAGATGTTGATAATGTCTTCATCCGAGGCCGTATCAAGGATGGTGATCATGTCAACGTAATCGGGCAAACTGGTGATTTGTCCATAAATGTAGAAGTTGTGTGTCGCGCTCGTCGGATATGAACGCTGTTGGACGTTAGGTGTGGCAAAAAGATTTTTCATAACTTCTCCTTAGTTGGTTGCCCGAACTCTACCGTCCGGGGCTTGGGTCACGATAGCTCGTTTACCGTTTCTATACGTTAGAATGTGAGAAGGTGACCAAGAACCCGGTCCCCGAGCATATTTTGCCTCTTCCTCGATAAATGAAATACCGGCTTGATACACTCCGTCTCGAATGCCCGTAGTATGAGAATGTCCGACGTTCAACCGGATTCCCAATTTTTGGAAACTTGTAATCGATGCGCGAGCACCGTTTACACCCATATCGCCATGATTGGAACACTGGATTCCGTTCTTGTCAGTATCACAAATTTTGAAACTATCGTCTCTGTGCAAGAACGTCGTTTCTTTACCCAGATCGTAATCAAGAATCTGTTTAAGTGCGCATTCAAGAATTGAAAAACGCTCTTGGCCTCGCTCAATAGACTTGTACATGGCTAGCTGACATTCGAGAAAGAACACGGCATTAGGTGGGTCAACTTTGTAATCCGCTTCTCTAAGCCAACGCGTTAGTGCTTCGTTATGGTTTGACTCGACAACAATGGTATTGCTATAGTCCCTGCGAATGTCCGTCAGGAAGTCCCCGACTTGCTCAACATTTTCCTCGACCTTATCCTTTCCTTCAACATACATGCGGAAGCGGAAATACGGGTCGTTAATACTGTGGTGATTCCTAGATTCAAAATCCAGTACGTCGTGAATGAATTGATGCTTAGGCTTCAACCAGTTTAGAAGCGAATCCTCGCGGTTGCCGTACAGCAGGGCGTTACGCTCGTGATCCGCTTTTTCTACGTGAATATCCCCGTATTGGATTGCCTCAAGCGTATGGCCCGTGGTATACCCCTCTGGGGTGTAGTACGTGTCTAGGTCATAGAAATTGCCGGTATCGGACTCAATCACAATCTGTCTGGCAAAATACTGACCGTCGTGATCGACCTCTACTAGCAACGCACCGAATACGTGGTGCGTTGACGCTTTTTGACCCGCCTTCTTTTGAACATAGTTTCGTTTGGTGATAGCGCCGGTCGTGTACATCATACGCGCTTGCTCACCCTTGTCTGTAGGTAAGCTCTCTAGCTGCACCTTCGCATGTGGCACGACAGCGCTCTTGTTTTTCGCATAGGAGTGAAGGCCGGATAGCGGGTTAACCGCAGTTGGTCCGATATTCAGTTCGCCAAGCCACATCAGGCCGGGCGCAACCTCTACCGGCTCGTCAACAATATACTCGCGAATCTTTGGATCGTACCAGATATCATCGTCATCAAGCTTCATGAAACCGCTTTTGTTATAGGTAAACGTACCTACAAAGATTTCGGCCCCAAGACGATCGGCACAGACCTCAATCGACTTCAGCCCTTCCTTGTGACAGAACGTGTTGTTCTGGGCAGACATGAAGATGTATCGCTTGTGACCAAGCTTCTTGACGTTGGTGTGGTGGTCGTGAAACGAACCGGCTGCAAATGGTTTGTGGTTTTGTTCCCACCATTCTTTGTACGAATCGCCTCGAATGAATCTGACGACAGCGCTCTTCGACAGGCCAAGCACTTCCGCCGCTTCTCTACGTGAATGACCGTCGTTGATTAGGCGGATGACCTCAATTTTTACATCATCACGATCTAGGGTTAGATCATTTTCTGACATGGTTTATACTTTCCTCCACTTTTGGAACATTAGCTTGGCCCGGATTCCATGATATGCGTGGTCCTTGATAACGGTCATAATATCGGAACGGGTCATGCCCATAATCACCATGTCATTTATGTCAATTTTCTTGTTTGTGGACACAGGCCAGATCACAACGGACTTCCCGTTTTCAATCGCGGTCTGCATCAGTTCAACAATGTCCTTATTTCTAGGCTCGTTATCAAATATGTATACATCGGCTTCAGCCCGCAACAGATTCGAATCACATGTTGCCACACAGTTGTCAACAAACATGGAGTCGAACGGGCCTTCGCAGCAGTACACGGTTTTACTCCGGTCTACCTGCGTGCGCTTGTAAATCTTTTCAACGTCTTGATCGCGCTTGATACTGACGTATCGCAAACCCGCATCGGGGTCTAGCGCCCGGCCTTGAATCATTTCAATCTGGCCGTCCTCTGAGTAGAAAGGAATGACGATTCGCTCGTCATCTGGGAAACCTTTCTTCATCTTCTTGTTTGCCACGCGCTCACACACGGACTTAAACTTGTCGGCGTAGAACAGGTTGGCCTGTTCACTGACAGGAATGAGCCTAGAATCTAGGTATTGTCTCGCCGCATGATCAGGATCAAGGTCGGTAACGGGCGTAAGTAGGGCTAACACGCTCTGAGCCTTCGTGTGACAAGACTTTTTGTTCTTAGAGGGTGATGACACACTAACTGGATTAGAACGCTTTGTATCGCGTTTGCGACCGTCCAAGCTGTTCAACATCTGGTCCCGCTTGTACGCTTCAAAGTCTAGTGGAAACACTTTCTTAACGAAGTTCCAAAAGCTTGACGACCACCCGCAGTTATGGCATATCGTGTTTAGATTACCCTTCTTTTCATAAAAGTAGAACCGGGCCTTGCTCTTCTTCTTTTGCGAGTCCCCGCAGATAGGACAACGGCAGTTATACACGTTGGAAGACATGGAAGCGCTGGTAAACCGTTCGAGCTTGGCCGACTCGAACATGAGCCAGTCCATGTCTGTTCTGAAATCCGGTTTAAGCGCCATTGTTACACCAGTTCTGCTTTGTACATTTCCCCCGCATCAGAATTGTGCAAGACCTCGATATCTGTTTCGACGGTTTCGATCTCGCGTCGAAGCTCGTCAATCTTTTCAAAAGTCAGTGACTTGATATTCAGATTTAGTAATCCGTCAACATAACATTCTTTAACGCCTGCGTCAATACAAATTTTCTTGATTTGGTCCGCGCTCTTCTTGCCCGCGTTGTCAATGTCATTCCATGTTTGGATGAAAAGCATCTTGTTTTGCAGGTAATCGCGCTTGTCTGACGCCAAGTCGATCATCTTCTTGCGCCTGACTTCGTACATGGCTAGGCGATAGATTGCGAAAGCCTTAACAGCTTCATACACGTTGTCGAATTGGGTCAACGCGTTTAGGCCAAGCTCGGATGGTGCCCACAAGGTCACATTTTCCGTAATCTTGAGAACGAGCTTGAATACCTTCTTCAATTCGTCTTCGCTCTTCTTTCCGACCTCGCGCCCGACCTTGATTTCGAAGTCGAAACCATTTTCGGTACTGTTGTTGTCGAAATCCTTGACCTTGCCTTCATCCATGAGCTTGACCAAGATGGATTTGAATTTGTCCACCCCGTAGCCTACGGGCAGTTCGGTCACACGCAGATTCGTGGTGTTGATCTTTTCGATAACGCCGTGAAGCTCGAACTGTCGGTCACCAAGCTGAACCACCTCGCCAGTCCAACCCTCGAAGCATGGCTTTAGCAATCGCTCAACCGTCTTGGCTTGCGGAGTTTTGCCGTCCACCAGCTTCGAAACTAGCTCTGAGACTGCCTGTGGTGCGCGTGGCAAAATTTTTACCGAGTGTCCGGTGCCAATGCCTATGGACCCGTTTACAGCCCACATAGGGAGCACAGGAAGGTATTGCAGCGGTTCGGCCTTGTCACCGTCTTCGTACCGATGTTCGAGAACGCAATCATCCTCTGGCCGAATGTAGTCACGCATGTACGCGCTCGCACGCGTGAAGATATATCTCGGACTCGCGGCCTCACTACTGAGAATGGAACCGAACTGACCGACAGGCTCGAACAGATTGACGTTGTTGCTACCCGGATAATCTTGGGCCATACCAACAATCGTGTCGGCCATTGACGTTTCGCCATGCGCGTAATGCGTGATAAGCGAACAACTGCCCGCAAGCTGACTGACTTTCGTCTTCTTGCTCCCGTTCGACAGCACGCCGTAGACCGCTTTTCGCTGTGCGTCTTTGAACCCGTCAACCAGTGACGGGATGGAGCGCACATTGTCTAGGTTGGAGAATGTTTTGAAATCTTGGTCGAAAAATTCTTTGATCTGCATTAACTATACCTAACCCTTTTAAGTGTTTGATTGTATAAATATA